GACTGCTAGGTCTTTGAACTTATCCATAATGAATTTCACTGCGCTCACAGCGATACGACCCATACCTGTAAAGAAACCTTTGAACAGATCAGGTAATGCGGCCACGAGTGCGACGACTGCGCCACCTAGACCGATGATGAGATCTTTACCTAATGTCGCTACCCACTTGATGAGAGACCCTAATAACTTCAGACCCAACTCTAAGAGTTTGGGCACTGCTGTAGAGAGTAGCCACGCACCGATCTCACCTAGAAAGGTGACGAGTTTGTGTGGCACTTCTCGTGCTGCTTTACCTATCCACCCGACGAGTGCATCACCTAACTTCTGCGCTTTCTCTACTAAGAACGGCAGACCTGTGTTGAGTATCCAATCGAGCATCGACTTGAAGAACGCTTTCAGTTTCTCGATAATCATAGGAATACGTGGCTGTATCCACCCCACGAGATAGCCACCGATCGCAGACACTGCACTGACCCACAGTGGTATGCCTGTGTCACGTATCCATGTGACTGCTTCGGCAAAGAATTCGCCTAATTTACTGAGCACTGCAGGTGCACTGTTCTTGATAGCGTCACCTAGAAAGGTGAGACCACCTGCTAGACCACCTTCGCTGAGTGCATCAGAGAAGCCACCTAGAGCCGGAAGCACTGCATCAGTAATAAAGCCCACAGCAGATGTCATCGCAGGTAGTAGTGCATATCCCACAGACTCAGTGACTTCACCTAGTCCTGTTTTCATAATCTTTAGGCGACCAGAGAAAGTATCGGCTGAGACATCTGCCTGCCCTGAGAAAGTAGTAGCGAGTTGCCCGATTGCTGCTTGCGCATCTTTCGACTTCTTTATGTTTTCATCTAATGGCAGACCTAGCCGGGTGAGTGCGCCCATGTTTCCGTTGTATGCCTTGCTCAAAGCGACAGCGACTTCAGCGACACCCTTACCAGTGCCTGCTGAAACGTCAAGCGCAACCTGCATGAGTTTCGTACTATCAGCGACACTATTAGTACCACGAACAAGCGAAGCGAACGCAGGTCTTAGTTCATCATCAGCGATACCTGTCGCACGCATCATCGCAGTGATCTGACGCTCGACAGCACTGACCTGTGCATCTGATGCACCCACTGTCGCCTTCAACTGTTTCTCTAATAGTTTGAAAGACTTCTCATCTTCAGCTGCTGCTTGCACTGCTTTGTATGCGCCTGCAGATAATGCACCAAAGGCTGCTGTGCCTGAGAGTGCTAACGCTTTGAACGATGGCATCGCACCTGCGAGTCGCTTACCCATCGACCCTGCAGCATCGCCCGTACCTTTGAGTGCGCCAATAGCACCTGCAGCATTGCCTAATATCTGAAGAGTGAGTTTGCGTACGCCTGCCATGATGCTCGCAGTCTATTCGTTGAACGCATCTCCGGCCCATGTGTCTATGAACCGTTGATACTCTTCGATGATCTGTGTCTCTTGCATCGTCACTGCTCGATATAGGAACTGATCTTTACCTTTTGCCCACTCGATAGGGAACTGATTCCAACCCCTGATGACTCGCACGTTACCGTTCGCAGTGCGCTCTACCTTGACTTGAAAGCCACCTTCCTTCTTAGTCGTGGTCTTGCCAGACTTGCTGACACGCTGACGCTCTACACGCTTCACGATCATGTCTAGATCTTCGTCGTCACGTATCTTTGTCGCCCGGCTACGAGTGCCACGCACATTCGGCTTCTTGATAATGCGTCGCTGATTACGATGAGAACCGAAGTTAGCCCCACCGAAGTAGGGCACATCTTTAGCACCACCCACCACAGCCACAGCGTTCACCTTCTTAGATGTGACGAGAGTACCTGCGGCCCGTTTCTCCATCTTCGTGCTAGCCAGTGAGCGTGCCTTCGTGATAACGATCTGCGCTACGTGCTCGTTCGCTGCTCTAATCTTTGCATCTGCTACACCCTTATCTTCTGCAGTCCTAATCGCTTTGATGAACTGTGTGTAGCCCACCATCTCGATCTTTCCGAACTGTGCCTTCTGACCTTTGGGTACAGGTACTCTGACACTCGCAGTCGATCTAGCCATAGCAGATCACCTGAACCTGCGCTGTTGCTTTGCACGATGACGCATATAGGCGATCATGGTGGAGATCATCACATCGCCTTCTGCTAATAGTGCACTTGGTGCGATACCTGTCTCTACTGAAAGAGATGCGATCAGCCAGTTGGCTGAGTCGTCGCCAAAGGGCTACCACCTTCTTCGATACCTGTGGTCGCCACATCTTCAACGGTTGCAATCCACTCAGGGTCGAACTTCTTGAAGGTGCGCCCGGCTCGTGTCTCTGCTGACCATGCGAGCCATGCGAGATCGGTAAGTCTGATCTCTTGTTCAAAGCGTGCGACAGATCGTGACCACACTCTCTCGAAAGCCACGAAGTCTGCAAACACTGCTTCGACATCTTGTGTCTCGCCATCTGTGTACGTCACTGTCAGTTGTATCTTCATACTGCTGTGCCCCTTTCAGAAGCGTTTGATTACTAAGAAGTTGCTTTCGCTAATGAGCCGCCAGTGAATGACAACGATGTCATCGCCATCTCGCCCACTGATGCAGCGACAGGTGTGTGCGAAGCCAAGTAGGTCGAACTCAACGTATAACTTGGGTTCGTTGCGCTCACTGCAGAACTCGTCGGTTTGATTACTACGGTTGTCTGCGTGCCCACGAGTGGGAAGATCGTCGCTTCAACTTTAGTTGCTGCGAAGTCCTGCATGAACTCGATCTCGCATGACACGTTCTGAAGTCCACCCACGAAGGTGTGACCTGACGAACCGAACGCTGTGCTCTCAACAGAATCGATCTCGTAGTTCACAGTCACACTGTTTGCGTGTGCGCTGAGATCGACTGAGTTCACAGTGATGCTTGCGTTTGTTAGCACGATAGAAGCCATAATTAGTTCTCATCTTTCTTGTCGGTCTTAGGTTTCGCAGATGCGCCCATCAGTTCGATGTGCCCACCTTCGATAAGTGCGCCCACATTGGCAGTCGCTAGATCGTCATCAGAGATGACATCGCCCGGCTCACGCCCTGCGAGATTACCTGCGATCACTTTGTATTGAGCCATAGTGTGCCTTTCTATGCGTGCACTGTCACTGAGCACTGTAGTTGTAAGTAGTCTGCTTCTGCAACGGATACCGAACTTATATTTGTGGCAGAGTCCACGATCAGTGTCTGCGCTACACCACCTAGAGTCGTGTCGCCTTCGAGAGCTGCACGTACTGATGTAGCACCACTGTATGAGAGATAGCCATCTAGCGAAGCGTGTGCTGTGCGATCTAGATATCTGCCCACGATAACGATCACAGAGAAGCGCATCTGCACATCTCCACCCTGAAACGCACGATGATACTCAATACTCTCTAATACAGGGAAGCCGATAGGCGTATTCAGTTGCTCTGGCATATAGGTGCTCGTGCGCAGACCTGAGATCGTCGCCAGTCGAGTCGCTAGACCTGTCGCCACCTGTGTCACTGTGGCAGGCACTAGATAGCACCCAATATTCTGTATGGTGTCAGCAGATCACGCACATCGGGATCAACAGCCCTGACAGTAATCGCCATATCTGCAAAGCCCACTACGCCTAGAGCAGCGTTGTATCGTGCAAACTGGCGCATAGAGAGAAGCACGCAGGCTTCACGCACATCATCAGGCACGCTTGGATATCCATAGGTGGCGATCACCTTGATAGCCGGGCGACTTGGTTGCACGTAAAGCGGCCACGTCTTGCCACCTATTGCCTGTATGACACGGTATGGTCGGTTCTGTAGCACTGCATCTGTCGGTTCTACGATGTAGTCAGTGTTGAGAGTCCACGATGTAGAGAAGGTGTTGTCGCCACGATCATCTGTCGTGATCGTCAGACCTGTAGTGGTAGCAATATCTGATACGAGTAGTCGATATGAGTCACGCCCATAGAACAGCACAGTCTGTGTGGTCTGATAGAAGAACCTGCCACAGTAGCCATCTATACGCCTGCTAGCACCTTCGATCGAGTTCTCGATCAGGGTGTCATCTACAGAGTCTGACAGTCTCATGGCTGCTTTGACTTCTGCCAAAGTGCAATAGCCGTTGGTCACTGCCATATCTAGTCTGTCTTTCTACGAGTCGCCTTCGCTCTGGTCGCACGCTCTACCGATGGTTTGATAGATGCAGTCTCGACATCAGATGTCAGATACTTGTGGTCATAGCCCAACTCTCTGAGTTGTGCATCTACTGCTTTGACTCGCTCAGGCTTATTGCGATTTATGTACCCGGCTCGCTCTGTGAGCAGTGCATCTATGTGATTACTCATTGGGTTGTGCACCTTTCATAGTTCCCGACGTGATCTACTAAATGTGAGCGATGTATGCGATCATCACACATCGCTCACAAACTTAGTTAGAACGACGGAGTAATGAGACCAGTTCCGTTGATTTGTGCCCATGCATTCGGGTATCTATTTGCTGTCACTGCTGAATACCCATAAACGATCATCGTCACTTCTAGTTCAGCACTCTTAGGTTGCTCAAAGCGCAACATTTGTGGTGAGCCACCGTTCTGTTCCCACAGGTGCAACTCTTGCGAGTTACCGATGTAGATGGTGTCTTGATCTGTGCCAGTGCCTTTGTTTGTCGCAACTGTTGCGTCAGTGAAAACTGGCAGACCAACGATGCTGTAGCCGGAGTTGCCATACACAGGTGCACCATTACCGTATGCAAATGCAGGCTGACCTGACGACATAGGTGTTGGTACTGCGAGTGGTCGATCTTGACCATCGACTGCAGCCAAGATGAATGCGAGTCGTCGTGGGTGCATGATGATTACGTTCGGCCCTGCGAAGTAAGTGGTCTGCACTTTCTGAATTGCATCAAGCAGTTTTGGGTACAACTCTTTGACGGTTGGTGATGCGTCTGTGTACGTGACTGATTGACCTGCAGATGAGAACAGTTCGGCTACTACAGCAGTGTTGAGCACTGTGTTGTATGACGATACGAGATCAGCCATGACGAGTGAGTCGATGTTCGTGCCACGCTCTAATGCTTGGCGAGACACATTCTGCTGACCTGCGATGGTCACGACAGAGATGTCTAGTTTCGTGTCGTCGATGTTTGTCTCTTGAACTGATGCGCCTTCTGTCTGTGCTGCAGTTGCTGAGCCAGTCGTGATCTTGCTGAGCGAGATCGTCATACCTGCTTGTGGCAGTTCATGCTTGCGTGCGAGATCGGCAGTCACTCGCCCGGCTCGTGCAAAAGGTGCAGCGAGTTCAGTCAAGAACTGTGGTACTACGAGACCTGCGAATGCGCTAGTGCCTACGTCACGTCGCTCAATCTTCTCTTCGTTCATGTGACGAGCAAGTCGATCACGAGCTGCGAAGTCGTTGCTGAACTGTGCTGAGTAAGCATCAGCGATAAACGATGCGTCACTGTGTGCTGAGTATGTGCGTGCTTCAGACTTCACGACTGCAGGTGCGATGACTTTCTCTACGCCATTGCTCTTGCGTGCTTCTGATGCTTGTGCATTACGTGCTTCGAGTTCACCATGTCGCTTGATCTGCTCGTCGAGTTCTCGTACTTCGTCGAGTGTCGTGGCGATGATTACATCTTCTTCAGTGGTAAGTGCACGCTCTTCGACTTGTGCTGTAGCAACGAGTGCGTCAGCCTTTGCGAGTGATGCGTCACGCTTCTCTGTGAGTTGGTTTGAGTAGGTCATGTGTCTAGTCCTTTGGGTGTGTAGTCATGTGTGCTCAGTGACTCGTATCAGTGACCGTTCTAGGTCGGCTGAGAGTCGGCTGACTATCTGTGACGAGCCAGTGATAGTTGTGCTTTGCGCACACTTACACTGGTAGTCGGTATCACTGTAGTTGGTATTTCTTTACTGCGCAACTCTGCCACTGTTTCTTCGTAAGCCGGGAAAGTGACCACGCTTACATCGAACAGTTGCACTTCTCGCAGTTCCCTAGTCATGCGATCTGATGACCATGAATCTTGTATCGTGCGAAAAGCAAACGACATCTGGCTGATATCTCCACGTCGCATCGCTGAGATGATACGGGCCGCATCAGGGTTCATCGGGTCTAGTTCTGCTGTGACCTGCAGACCACGATCATCTTCCATAAGAGACAGAGTGCCTGATCGAGTGCGTGCCAGTGGCACACCTTCATGGTCGATGAGTAGTCGTACATCTGCGCCATCGTTGATCGTCTTGGCAAACGCACCACGCTTCACATATTCGATAAACGGCATCGGCTCTGAAGGTGAGTCGAATACTGCAGCATATCCAACGAGAGTATTACCTGACCCACTCTCACGCATCTCTAATGTGGTGTAGGCGATACGTCGTTCATCTTGACCTGTGACGCACCATCTGTTCTCAATAGTCGTCTGCTCAGTGGTGGCATCGGTAGTCATCGTGGTCAGCATAGTTGCTCTCTCATCTGTTGTGCATCTGATCTCGTCATCTTTGATACTTCGACTGCCCGAATACTTTGGGTGGTCTTTGTGTAGCAGATCGTAGTCAGTTTTGTAGTTCGGGTTCTCAGGTCTGCCAGTGCGACAGAGATATAGGAACGCATTCACTCGTGCCATAGCCCACTGTGCTCGCCCTATGCCGGGTCGATGTGAGCCAGAGAACGCACCTGCGCCACGACGATACACAGCCTTCAGCGCACCCATCGTGGTGCGAGTCCACTCAGGTCGATCGTTCTCTGCCATCTTGTCGTTGTGCTCAGACACCTTATTCTTCAGAGCCTTCTCTGTCGCATCGTCGATAGAGATGCCACCTGTCTTGTCAGATGCTGACCCTGCAGGATTATCATCACTGCCTTTGATCTGGTCTTTCTTTGGTGCAGGTGCATCTGCCCGTTGCTCGTCAGCATCTAGCCGGGTGACTATTTGCTCTGCATATCGCTGTGCTCGTAGTGCGCTCGCCTTTGATGAGCCACCACCCCACAGAAGCATGGAGACTAGACCTGCAGTGATCTCATCGCCTTCGACTGCTTCTAGATCGACTATGTGGCGTGCTATCCATGCGCCTATCTTTCTCCACTTTGCTTCGCTGATTGTTCCATCAGCCATGCGTCTAGCGTCAGCGACTGTCGCAGGCATGAGACCGTCACCTGACTTGCCTTCTTCATGTAGTGCCAGTCCACGCTTTGCAGACTTACGCATGAACTCAGGTGCTGACAGATCGACATCTACTGCACGTACTTCGCCTAGTGGCTCTATCTCTTCAGACATAGATACCACGACCATCTGATCTATCGCATCTTGCTTTGTAGCGTGACACCCGATCGTCGTGTATGTGCCATCGGTTTCTTCTTTGACTGTCGCCCATGTGTCGCAGTCCACCTGCTGTTGCGATATCCCGAATGGCATGGTCAGACTTTTGGTGGCTCTGCGTCTGTGCCTAGTGGTGGCTGTGTTCCACCTTCGATACCTGCGATTGGTGCGCCTGCTAACGCCATGACGAACTGATCGCCACCCTTGTACGGTTCACGGTTCTCTTGTGCTCTCGCTTCATTAGGTGTGAGAGTGCCAGACATGATCTGTACCTGCTGTGCACGTACACGAGTAATGAGATCGGCACGCTGAAACTCGTCTGCGTTGAAACGCACAGCCTGTGTGACTGGCAGTATGACACTGATCGCATCTTCGATACGACGCATGAACGGTAGTAGCGAGTATCTAACAAAGTTGATACCACTCGACTCGACATTCTGATATGTCTGTGAGTCTCCACCTGTGCCGTTGATGAGATGCAGTGGGATACGGTACGCCCTACTGATGTCACGCACGATCGCTTCACGATGTTCGAGCATCTGCATATCAGCTGCACTCGTCGTAACCGATCGCCACTTCAGACCACCTGTGAGCACTGCAGGTCTGCGCTTTCGCACATGACTATCTTCCCAAGTCTCACGCAGTATCTGCGCCTGCTCTTGTGTGATCGTCTGCTCTGTCTCTAATACGCTTGATGGCGTAGCACCTTCACCATAGAACTGCGCTAGGAATCTATCCATAGCAATACCCATGCCGATCGTATTACGCAGTGCTTCTAGTGGAGAGATGCCTTTAGCCTGACCCGGCAAAATGAGCCAGTGAATGCATCTGAT